TTCACCAATCTGGTGGTGACGGTCACGCCGGGTACGCTGAACCTCGCGGCGGGCGTCAACATCACGGGCAGCACGACGGTCACGATCACCGTCAATCCCGCTGACGGGCAACTGATCGTCTCGGCGTCAGGTTCAACGTCCATCACGTTCAACCTTGCAGGCAACTTGGCCGGTGCCCTGTCAGCATCTGGCAGTACGTCCTTCTCGTTTACGGTCAACAACGCCACGCTTGGGGCCATCGTTGATGCCATCGGCGCTGCGCTGGTCCAGTTCTCAAACAGCGCCACGGTCAGGGCGACGGGAAATTTGAGCGGCGACATCACCCCGTTCACCGAACTCAGCCCGCAAAATTTAGCGGCGGCGGTATGGGAAACGATTGCCGCAGACTTTAACGAGACAGGGACGATGGGCAACAAGTTGAACCTTGCTTCGTCAGGTGGGATAGACTACGATACGCTTGCGCAAGCTGTGTGGACCTATGTGAGCCGCACGCTAACCTCGGGCAGCAATGACTGCCTGACCCTCCCCCAGTTCCTGGCTCTGAAGGACTGATGATGGCTAAGTCGCCTGCCTGGACCCGCAAAGAAGGCAAAGCCGAGGCTGGTGGCCTCAACGCCAAAGGACGCGCCTCCTACAACCGTGCCAACCCCGGCAAGCCTGGGCTCAAAGCTCCGCAGCCTGAAGGTGGCCCGCGCCGTGATTCATTTTGTGCCCGCATGAAGGGCATGAAGAACAAGCTGACCAGCGAGAAGACGGCTAAAGATCCGAACTCGCGTATCAATAAATCACTTAGGGCGTGGAAGTGCTGACATGGAATCCTTAGTCTGGAACACAATTCTCACGGTCCTACTTGGCGTGGTGGCATATCTTATGGTGTCAAAATTTGCTGAACTGGACAGGATCAGTATCCTGCTCAACAAGACCCGTGAAGAGATTGCGCGGGATCACATCACACGCGCAGAGTTCCGGCAGGACATGGGCAAGTTGTTCGACAGGTTTGACTTGATAGAGAAGAAGATTGATGGTCTGCGCGACCGCAGGGCACCTCCGGGGAACTGAAGTGCCTGTACAGTCCGAAGCTCAGCGGCGTCTCATGTACGCGGCACTGAAAGATCCCAAGGGCACAGGCATCCCCCGTAGTGTTGCCGAGAAGTTTGTCGGGCCGAAAGCCCATAAGGAGTCCGAGATGAAGAAACCGATGCCTGCCTTCATGATGAAGGACAAGAAGGAAAAGATGCCTGCCAAGAAGATGCCCGCTAAAGGCTACGCCAAAGGCGGCGGCATCGAGTCCAAGGGCAAGACCAAGGGCAAGATGGTCAAGATGATGGGCGGGGGTAAGTGCTGATGAACGCCGCAGAAGCCAAGCGCGAGACGGATTCTTTGGCTAAGCGTCACCCCAAGAAGGGGATTGACGCCACCATCCCGTCCGAGATCCGCGACCAGTTGATGGAGCGTCGGCGCGAAAAGATGTCTCCTATGGCTCATGGCGGCATGGCAAAGGGCTACGCCAAAGGCGGCTCTGTCAAGGGTAGCGGCTGCGAACAGCGCGGCCTGCGTAAGTGCAAGGTGGTGTGAGATGCGCCAAAGCAGGGGCATGGGTGACATTCGACCTGAACTGAAGAAGCGCCGTGACAACACTGACTTCCTTCAGGGCGGGAAACGCCATGCCCGCAGGGACAACACCGACTTTGCCGAGTACGCCGAGGGTGGAGAAGTCGGTCTGTACGCCAACATCAACGCCAAGCGCAAGCGGATTGCCGCTGGATCGGGTGAAACCATGCGCAAGCCGGGTGCTCCCGGCGCTCCTACTGCCAAAGCCTTCAAGCGCTCTGCGCTAACAGCGAAGTAAGCCATGACCACATCCGGCACCGCTACGTTTAATCTCGACCTCAATGAGTACGTCGAGGAAGCCTTTGAGCGCTGTGGTGCTGAGTTGCGCACGGGCTACGATCTGCGAACCGCAAGACGGTCGTTAAATTTGTTGTTCGCAGATTGGTCAAATCGCGGTATCAATATGTGGACTATTGAGCAGGGCCAACAAGTCCTGACCGCTGGCACCAATACCTACACGCTGCCCGCCGATACGGTGGATCTGATTGAGCATGTGATTCGCACAGGCGCGGGTAACGTCTCCACGCAGACGGACCTGACCATCACGCGCATCTCCGTTTCTACCTACTCGTCCATCCCAAACAAGCTCCAGTCTGCAAGGCCAATCCAGATCTGGATCAACCGCCAAGGCCCCGCTCCGCAGTTCACTGTGTGGCCCACGCCTGACAATTCTCAGACGTACACGCTTGTCTACTGGCGCTTGCGCAGGATTCAAGACGCTGGTGCGGGCGGGACGTACACGCAAGATGTGCCATTCAGGTTCATCCCCGCTTTGGTGTCAGGACTGGCGTATTACCTGTCCATGAAGATCCCCGGTGCGATGGAGCGGATGCAGGTATTGAAGGCGCAGTACGATCAGGACTGGGATCTTGCTAGTTCCGAGGACCGTGATAAGAGCGCTGTTCGCTTCACACCAAGGCAGTATTTCATCTCATGAGCAATCGCTTTGCAAACGGCGCAAAGGCATTCGGCTACTGCGATGTCTGTTCTTTCCGTTTCGACCTCAAAAAGCTGAAGAATCTCGTAGTCAAAACCAAGCAAACGCAGATCAAAGCGTGTCCCCAATGCTGGACTCCAGATCAGCCACAACTTCAATTGGGCATGTATGAAATTTCGGACCCAATCGCCATCCGCGATCCTCGGCCTGACACGAACACTTGGTACTCATCCGGTGTGACTGCCACGGGCTCGTTCGGTGGGGGTAGCCGGGTGATTGAGTGGGGGTGGAACCCTGTGGGTGGGTCCAGAAGTTTTGATGCCGCCTTGACGCCAAATGCCTTGGCACCAAGGGGTTTAGTAGGTACAGTCACGGTCAGCACGACCTAAACACAAGGAGCCCGAAATGGCAGAGAAAGACAGCAAGGCAATGGCCGCTCTTCGCGCACATGCGAAGAAGCCTGCGAAGCAGGCGCACGGCTTCAAGAAGGGCGGTCCTACCTCTGAGGACCGTATGCGCCTGGGCAAGAACATGTCCCGCGCCATGAACCAGAAGTCGGGGTGAGCCATGGGCAAGATCAAGCAACTGCCGCCTGCCAAGCAGGCATACCCGCAAGGCCCGGTCAACCCGCGTGACCTGTGCGTGGTGATGGGGAACATCTCCAAGGAGTCCGCTCCGGGTCCGAAGACCACTGGGATCAAGCAGCGTGGGTCCGGTGCTGCTACGCGGGGCTTCATGTCTCGCGGGCCGATGGCGTAAAACATGAACTACACCGAGTTGAAGACCGCTGTTGAGGATGCCACTGAGAATACGTTCTCAGCGACAGACTTCGCTAATCTGGTTCAGTTAAGCGAACAACGTCTCTACAACTCTGTCCAACTTCCTGCGCTTCGCAAGAACGTCACGGGCACGCTGACCAGCGGGAATCAGTACCTTTCGGCACCGACAGATTTCCTGTCTGTCTTTAGCATCGCAGTCATTGATGCTCTGGGGAACTACGAGTACCTGCTGAACAAGGATGTGAACTTCATCCGCTCGGCGTTCCCGAACCCCAGCACGACTGGCACCCCAAAGTACTACGCGCTGTTCGGCCCTGACTCGTCAAATTTAACGGAGTTGACCTTCATCCTTGGTCCTACTCCTTCTGCTGGGTTGACGGCAGAACTGCACTATTTCTACTACCCGGTGAGCATCGTGACTGCGGGTACGTCTTGGCTGGGTGACAACTTTGACTCCGCGCTGTTCAACGCAGTGATGGTCGAAGCCGCCCGGTTCATGAAACAAGAGCAAGATATTGTCCAGATGATGGACAAGGAATACGCCCAGTCGCTGGTTCTGCTGAAGAACCTTGGTGATGGGAAAAATAGGATGGATGCCTACAGAAGTGGGCAAGTCCGGACAAAAGTGGTTTAAGGAGTAAGAAATGCCCATTACCCAAGGAATGTGCTCTTCGTTCAAGCAGCAAATTTTGCTGGCTGAACACGACATGGATACCGACACGTTCAAGATTGCGCTGTATACCTCAGCGGCAACGATTGATGCTTCAACCACGGTGTACACGACCTCCAATGAGGTTACGGGTACTGGCTATACCGCAGGGGGAAACACGCTAACCGGCGCTACGGTAACGCTAACAGGCACCACGGCGTTTGTGGACTTCTCTGATACGTCTTGGTCAACGGCGACCATCACGGCCCGAGGGGCGCTGATCTACAACTCCAGCAAGTCCGACAAGGCGGTGGCTGTTTTGGACTTTGGGTCGGACAAGACCTCTACTGGTGGCACGTTTACCATCCAGTTCCCTGTCAACGACGCGACGAACGCCATCATTCGGATTGCGTAAGGGGGGAATATGGCAAGCAGTTTTCCCGGCGCACTTGACAACATCCCAGCAAACAAGACCAACTCAACAGTCAGTCTTGACAACCACGCGCCGCATCACAATGACCTTGCAGATGCGGTAAACGCTGTTGAAACTGCGCTGGGTGTAAACCTTAACAACGTTATCAGCCTGCCCCAGAACGCTCAAAGCGCGGCTTACACGCTTGTTTTGTCTGACTCTGGAAAGAGCATCGTCCACCCGATCACGGACAACAACGCTCGGACCTTTACGATTCCAGCAAACGGTTCGGTGGCGTACCCTGTGGGCACGGCGGTTACGTTCATCAACATGATCAACACCGTGACGATTGCCATCACCACGGACACGATGTACTTGGCTGGTACTGGAACGACGGGCAGCAGAACGCTGGCGGCTTACGGTGTGGCTACGGCCATCAAGGTCACCAGCACAAGCTGGATCATCTCTGGCAACGGGCTCACTTAAATGAGCGGCGTACTGCACGGCGTTGTTGCTAGTTTGGCGGGGCGCGTAAGGGACGCGTTTTTCCGCTATGTCACCCTGCTGCTGAACACCAGCGCGACCAACGGCGCTCAGAACAACACGTTCCTCGACAGCAGCACCAACAACTTCAGCATCACCCGCAACGGCGACACCACGCAGGGGTCGTTCAACCCGTATATGCCCAGCGGGTACTGGAGCGGGTTTTTTGATGGTACTGATGACCGCCTGACCGCGCCTAATAACGCGGCTTTTCAATTTGGCACAGGCGCGTACACAATAGAAAGTTGGGTTTATTTGACAGCGCTTGATACTGACGCTGCGGTAATTTTTGAATCTGGAAATGCAACTAATGGTATTGGGCTGTTTATTGCTGGATCATCAAATCCTATTGGCGCAAGAAAAGTATACGTAAACAGATATGGAGCCGGTGAGGTATTCGCAACAACAAACGCGTGCATTGTGCTAAATGCTTGGAATCATGTGGCAGTGGTACGTTCAAGCACTAGCTCAAACGACACAAAAATTTATGTTAATGGCGTACTTGAAGGCACTGGTACAGACAGTAATAACTGGACTGTCTCCACAACGCCTTCAATTGGCGGTTTAATTTCATTCAGCACTTACGATGTATTTGGCTACCTTTCCAACCTCCGCGTTGTCAAAGGCACCGCTGTCTACACCGCAGCCTTCACGCCCCCCACCACCCCGCTGACGGCCATCACCAACACCTCCCTGCTGTGCTTGCAGGACAACCGCTTCATTGACAACAGCACCAACGCTTTCACCATCACGCGCAACGGCGACACGCGCATCAGCAAGTTCGCGCCGTTCAACCCGCCAGCGTCTTACAGCACGGCCTCGTATGGGGGCAGTGGGTATTTTGATGGGACGGGGGATTACCTTACAACCGCAAGTAGCACATCCGAATCAGGAAACTTCACTCTTGAATGTTGGGTAAATCCGTCAGCAGCAACAACCGGCGTTGTAATTTCTTGGGGCAGTGAAACAGCCAATCGTGTCTATATGTACGTCACTAACACAGGCGTACTTGCATGGGGCGTTTTTGCTGTAGGGGATTACAATCTTGGCGGCTCCGTGCCTGTTGGGGCTTGGTCACATATTGCAATTGTGCGTTCTGGTACAACGGTTACTGGGTACGTTAACGGCACATCTGTAGGAACCACAGCGTATTCAGGCACAGCAGGAAACACGGGCGGTTTTGGTATTGGTGCTGGTCGGGCTGGCGGCGCACCATTTACAGGCTATATCAGCAATGCCAGAGCAGTGCAGGGCACCGCCGTCTACACCGCCAACTTTACCCCGCCAACCACACCTCTCACCGCCATCACCAACACCAGCCTGCTGCTGAACTTCACCAACGCAGGCATCTTTGACGCGGCCACGATCAACAATGGTCAGACCGTGGGCAATGCTCAGGTCAGCACCACGCAGGCGAAGTGGGGCACGACATCGATGTATTTCGATGGGACAGACGACCGTCTAGTTTTTGCTTCTAGGCCAGAGATTGCGTTTGGCACGGGCAATTTTACTGTTGAAGGCTGGGTCTACCGCGCCGACACAAACGTTCGCGGCGTGCTCCAGATTTCTGGGACAGCGGGCGGGCTGCAAAACAGCAACCTAACAACTGTGGCGCTTGGGTCAGATGTTGGGCAAGTGTGGCGTATTTACGCTAACAATAACTCTTATAACTCGACAGCAACGTGGTCTATAAATACTTGGTATCACTTTGCGCTTGTTAGAAATAGTGGCACCACTACTTTGTATATAGATGGAACTTCCGTAATTTCGCAAGCGGATACCACAAACTACACTGGAACAAATATCTGTGTAAGCGGTTTTTTTACCACAGCGTTTTTGATGAACGGCTACATCCAAGACCTCCGCATCACTAACGGTTATGCCCGCTACACGGCTAACTTCACCGCACCCACCGCAGCATTCCCGACGCTATGACGCTCTACAGCAAAGACGGGTCGATCCCCAAAGATCACACTGACGGCACACCCGGCTGGGTGGAGGTGCCTGAGCCTCCTGTGCCTGGACCCGGCGAGGAAACGGTCTGGTGGTGTCCGCCTGGGTGGGTGGTGCGGCCTGTGGAGCCTGCGCCGGTTGAGGGCTATGTGTGGAAATGGAGCCAGAGTGAAACGCAGTGGGTTGACTATCCCATTCACACCGACCCGCCAGCACCACCACCGCCTCCTCCTCCTCCCCCTCCTAACGGCACCATTACTGTTCCGGCTCCTCTGCCTAGCGGGAACGTAACGCTATGAACATCAAGCCCGCCAAAGGCCCGGTTCGCTGGTGGTTGAAACTTACCGGCTTTGCGGGCATCACGCTGCCGCCGTTCGGAATTTACATTTTGGCCGAGCGGTTGACTGATGTTGACTTGATCCGGCACGAGAGAGTGCATTGGGCGCAGTACCAGCGCATGGGCGCGGTCAAGTTTTACCTGACGTATTTGTGGCAGATGCTGCGCTATGGGTACTGGAATTCACCGATGGAGCGCGAGGCGCGAGGTGAATAGTGCCAGCACAACTTTACGGCGACTCAACATACGGTAACGGCACCTTTGGTGGTGACGCGCCGAATGACGCCTATGGTGCGTTTACCTACGATAGCGGAACCTACGGGAACCCAGCAGGCGGTTTAGTTGTTGTTACTGGTGTTCAGGCTACTGGACAGGTAGGAACCGTTGTTGCCACGGGCGGCGCACTGACAATTTTGTCAGGCGTTCAGGCTACCGGGCAGATTGGCAATGTCACAGTTATTGCCACAACCAGTGTCGCAGTAGATGTAACCGGCGTCCAGGCCACGGGGCAGGTAGATGACGTTTCCGTAACAGGCGGCGCAATTGTTCTGCCCACAGGCGTTCAGGCACAAGGCCAGATCGGCACGGTTACGGTAGAACTGGTCCTGACGGTTCCGGTTACCGGAGTTCAAGCACAAGGATTCATAGGCACTGTCTCGGTCACGGGCGGCGCTATCATAGTTCCCACTGGCGTGCAAGCGCTTGGACTGGTAGGATACGTCAATGTCTGGGGGCTGGTGCCCAACACTCAGAATCCAAATTGGACGGGGGTTGTAGATGTTCAGGCTCCTGGCTGGGTTCCAGTACCAACAGTCCAAGGTCCGAACTG